CATGCCCGAAACACTTGGCGACGGGTTATATTCAAACGCCGCCGCACTAAAGACATTCCCGCCAACAGTTACATTCGCAGTATCGTTTACATATCTACCCATAAGCTCGCCGGTATCTGACGATAACTCGATAAGCCATGGTAACGAGTATGATCCAGTCTGTCCGAACATTTGACTAAATGTGTAAAACATTACATCTCCTCAACCGTGAGAGATATTTCTTTCCAAAGCTGGCCGGATACGCTGAATTGTTCCAGCGCCCGGTATTCTTTCGTGCCTGAATGGGTAACGAGGTCGGGGAATATAAACGACAATGCTCCCGACGCGAGGGTAGTACTCCACCAAGTAAGGAACGTCCGATACTCGCTTCCTGCTCCATCATCTTTTAATGTTAGCATGAATGAGTGAACCTTTTTCGGGATAGTGTTCTTTGTATACGTTCGTGCCTTTCCTGACTCGAACTCTACGCGGACGACATTATCACCCGAGGCCGTGTCCATTCCGTATGCGTCCGTATTTACTCCAGTCGGCCATGCTACAGCCATACGTCCCCCTTAATTAGTATACCGTACTCCGCGCATTGTGTTCTGCGCTGTTCTCATTTGTTGGTTATATCGCCCACTTGACATATCCTGCGCGACGGTCTTCCGTATCAACACTTGTACACCGTCTTTAGTAATCTGTGGCTGAACATCAACCAGCCCAGCGGCTTGATTATAGACATTTACATTACCGCCTGCCCTACCGTATACCATGTCCTCAAACGCTTTGTTTTGCGATGGTGTAAGGATACGCTCTTTTGAGTTTACCCTAGCTAAAACTTTATCGCCAGTGTAGCTAGTACCGCCGACTACTCCACCCGTTGCAAATGCGGGAGGGATAGGCTTGTTGGCAACAATAGTAGCAAGCTGGATAGCCCCCGCCGCGCCGATCATGGCCGCAATTGGTATGCCAAAGATACCGCCCTGCGCGAGTGCCTGTGTAATACCAAGAGCCGTGTTTGATATGGCTTGAGCTATGCTCGATGTCCACATAAGTAAGTCTATCTTATACTTGTCCTTAGCGGCTTCTTGCTCGATCTCTTTCTTTTTCGACTCGTATTCTTCGAGACTGATAATACCATCGGCGTATTGTTTATCAGCCTCGGCGGTTTTGATCTTGGCATCATCCTCGATCATCTGGTATGCGAGCGTCTGAAGGTTGGCCATGATATTGCCGTACTGCGTGGCGAACTCATTGACAATCTGCAACGCTTCAACTGTTCTATCACGCGACGCTTGTATGCGGGCCTTTTCTTCCTCGGCCTCGGTGTCTGTTATGTTCTTCTCAAGTATGGCCCGCTTTTGTGTATACTCTTGCCAAATGAGCAGTTTTTGATCGGCTGTTATCTGCTCGTTGTTCATGACAGCGGTATACATTTCATCGAGTACTTTAAGTTGCTCTCGCATCTTGACGGACTCATCGCGGTCATCGATGGCCGTGATAGAATCCATCACCTCGCGTAAATCACCCTCAAGCTTTGCGGATAATTCTAGTAATGCGTTTTTATCTTTAAGCGCGTCCGCCTGATCGCGTACCGTTGCAAGCCAGTCCTTTGCAATTGCGCTACTGGTTGTAACAAGTCCGTTAGATTCGGTAATGAGAGAAACATACGCCGACATATTCGCGTCGAGTATCTCCATCTCGTCGGCTTCTACGCCCTCGGCTTCTGCTTTGAGCCGGATAGCTGCGATGGCCTTGTCGCGGGCCTCGGTTGCTTGTTTGATATAATCAATGAGTGCTTGGTTGTCGGTTTTGGTTTTTGCGGCCCGCCTTGCTTCTTTTTCCTCCTCTCGCCCCTTGTATCTCGCGGCGTATGCTGCGGCCATGAGCGCGTCGTACTCTGATTTGAGCTGATTCACGCGGTCGAGTAGCTGCCTAGATACTTCTTCGGAGTTATACGCAAGTCCCGCCTCGTATTCTTCGCGGGCGGCGATATACTCAATCATCTTATCGCTGGCAAGAGCAGACGCACCGCGCTCGTTTTCTATGCCTTTTGACGCAGCCTCAATGTCCTCATTAAGCTCTCGCCGCGCTTTCTTGACGCTGGCAATTCCTGATATAAGCTCGGTAAACCATCGGCGAATAGGAGCGAGCCCCTTCTCCCATCCCGCCCCAAGTTCTTCTTTCAAGTCTCCGATTGCGTTTTGTAATTGTTCTGACGTCCCTGTTGTTGCAGCAGTTTGTGCCGCAATGCCCTTGTATCGGTCGGCCATAAGCTTAGTTGCCGCGCCGTTCTTTAGCTGTTCGGCTGTTAACGCTTTAATCTCCGGTATGGACTCGCCAAGCTCTCCAGACAATCCACCATACGACTTATTGAGATTCCTTACCGCACTATCAAGAGTGAAAGCCCCAGACGCCGCCATATCGAGCGATGCCGACATGATCTGCATGATCTCATCTTGGGTACGCCCAGCCGCGGCAAGAGATGCCATGAAGGGCAGTAGTTCCTCATCGCCGACTGTAGATACTGCCTGTAGTTCCCCCGCGTATGCTTTAAGCTGTACTACCGATGACTGGGTAAGGTATGGGTTGTTCTTTGCCGCCGCTTCGAGTTGTGTCTCGGCTTTTTCCTGCTTTTTATATGCTTTTGTAAGATCGTCTATGGTGTCGGCGACAACCTTTATGGCCGCACCAGCCGCCGCCATTTTAAGTCCCATTGTGGCGAAAGATTTTCCGGTACTACCCGTTGCTTTCTCGGTTCCCTTGAGCTTCTTATCGACGCTACTAATCCCTTTATCAAGGCCAGTCTCGTCGATCTTGGTATCTATCTTTATGTAGCCATCGCTCATGGTTTACCTCAATTGAATTGCGCGTCAAACCGCGCTCGCGCCTCTCTATCTGCATCGCTTTCCTTTTCAGGTAAAGCCCATATTCTCCGCAACTTGTCGTATGTCTTATCGCCAGGCTTAGCAGAACGGTATGTCATAATGTCATTAAACAACGTTCCAGTCATACCGTAAATCATTGCCCTGACTTTGTGCCAATGGTATTCCTTGTCCGCAAGGTCTACCCCGTAGCATTGCAGTATCCCTGCGTAGATGTAATCAGCGTCTATCTGATAATCAACAATGCGCACACCGCTCTCGCCGAGACTTCTCGGTATCTCTTTCTTTTCGGAAAAGAACTCACACAGGGCGTCAATACCAGCTTGCCGATCGCTCGGGATTTCATCAATAAACATGAAATCAAAGTCCGTGAGATACTTCACTTCTTGGTCGAGTATCTCGGCGAACCTAAACCAGTATGGATGCCCTGTATGAATCTTATACGTCTTGCCGGAAACAATAACCGAATCCGGCAAAACCGCTTTTGTTAAATCCATTACGCCAATACGAGGTTGATCGTAGTGGTCCCGGTATCAGCCTCGAACACGTCGGACGCTTCGATTGCAGACCCATCGTCGTAAATCGCGCCAACAGTGTACGTCTGGCCATCGATGACCGAGAATACCGCGTTTCCGCTTGCGTCAGTGAGTTTGGTTACTCCACCGAGCATAACGCTTGCACCTTCGATGTTCGTAGTAACTTCCTTACAGTTTACGGTAAGCAAAAACTCCGTTTGGGTAGCAGACGAGAACACAGGGACTCCAGCGGTGACAGCAGCGGTTCCCTTGTCGGTCGTTCCGTTAAAATTGATGTTAGCGGTGATCGTTGACTCAACCGGGTTCATGTTGTCGAGTATGAGAACGCACGAGGATTTCCACGCCTTATAGGAAGTCGCAACATCTGCCCCATAGAACACGATGAGGATTTCCGCGTGGGCGTCGTCACCGACGGCCTGGGAAAAGAACTTGTCAAAGAAGAACTCGTAATCCTCGTTCCCCTTGTACATGGTGATCGGCTGCGAGAGCGACGGCTTGTAGCGGTCAACCTCGTCGGTGGGCGATTCGTCAACGATATAATCGAACGTCTTGGTTTCGGCGTTCATCGTAATCGTGTTATCGGTCGATTTCTGAATGCGCTTCCAGACCGGAACGGTCGGCGTACCAGAATTGACAAAAAGAGCAACGTGATACTTTTTAATCATCGTTCCTTCGTCTAGTGCCATAGTTATACCCCTTTGGTATTTTTCCCGTCAAACTCGACGTTAACGGTCATCGTATATACAAATACCCCCGTGTCATCTTTTGAGACAAACGCGGGCAAAGTGACTATCTCAATATCCCTATATGTAACTTCCGTAAGCGTGATCTTCGCCCCATCCAGTTTCTTTCGTATCGTGTCGAGCGCGGTCAAACACGTTGCCGGTGACTTGCTTCGAGCATAGATTGACAACACCTGTGTGCCGGTTGTCGAGCCGTCCGTAAACTCCGTAACAGTTGCGCTTGAAGGGTCGCCGCGAATCATAAGCGTCTCTGTCACCGTCCCATAGGCGTCTTCGTTCATGGGTAGAGCCGGAGCTGGCGAGGTCATGATGAATGTTTTCAGGTCACTTACGATATTCACTGTTCGCCACCTTTACCCACGTACCAAGCCGTACCGCCTTCGCCGCATCAAACCATTTTGCTCTCGCGTTCGGGTTCTTGTCTTTCGAGAAGCTGAACCCGATACCGTGATACAGTCTCCGCGCTTTTTCAACGGCCCATGTCAAAAGTCCTGAACCCATTACGCTTCCGAGATAGACAGAATCCTTCAAGTCTCCCTTGTCTTCCGGCGCGTAGTAATTCGAGTCTTTCGCTATCTGTTGGTCAAGCGCAATTTGCGCCCGCTTCAACCGTTGAACAGCGTCATTCTTGATTCCCGCTTTGTTAAGGTAGACCGTCACGCCAGCCATGTTACACCCCTGAAAGCACTAGTCGGTAGTGATGAACGCCTGACGCGTCCCCGGAAGGAAAGCCGACCTCTCGCACGTTGTACGT